ATTAAACCGCCTTCTGCTCCTAAGCAATTAAACCCCAAAGAAAAAGTAGGCGATAAAAGCGGTCGTACGCTACCTATTAGAGGGCAGGGTTAAATTTAGTCCCTTGTGTCCTAACTCGGGGCGACTGGCGGGTGGACGTCCAGAAGATATATTTAGAAATAGCGTTAGCTATTGCTAACACTAACGGCTATTGTTAGCCTTGAATGATTGAATGATACCTAGAAAGGTTAACAATGAGCAAATCAAGCGATATTATCCGTTTTGCGGATAGATTCAAAGAAAAAGTAGGAGACAACGAACTCCTTGCTATGATTGAGCAGGGTGTAATGAACTCTGTTGGTGACTTCTTAAATAGTTCTGACTTAGCTCGTGAACGACAGAAAGCCACATACGAATACGGCATGATGCCTCAATTCCACTTAACACCACAGGGTGTTTCTCAGATTGTGTCTTCAGATACAGTAGAGGCGGTAGAGGGTTATACGGCAATTTTAGCTGAACTAATGTTTAACAACAACCGACTAGCTCGGTTTATTCCTGCAGGACAGTCACCTAAAGATTTCCACGAAGCTAAAGTAGCTTCAGATTTAGTTAACTATACCATTTTTAAACAAAACCCAGGTTGGGAAATTCTTAACACATGGACTAAGTCTGCTTTGCTATGGAAAAATAGTATTGTACGTTGGGAGTTTATTGAAGACTTCGACTACACGTTTGAAGAGTATGATTCTATTGATCAAGAAAACTTAGACATTATTCTTGCTGATCCTGATATTGAGATTATCGGTACACTGAAGTACGATCAAGAATTAAAGACAGACGAAGAAGGCAATGCTGTATATGCTATGGTATACAAAGATGTTCGTCTAAAAAGAAAAGTAAACAAGACACGTATTTTAATTAAAAACGTACACCCCGAATGTTTCCGTATTACCCGTGATGCACACTCTCTAGATGATGCAGCTTTTGTGGGTATTCAGATTGATATGACTCGTTCAGAAGTCCGTAAGTTCTTTCCTGATATTGCTGAGAACATTGATTGGGATTCTATTGGTGATGGCAGCTATGATTGGGCTACCAAGTACACTGAAGAACAAGCTGCTCGTAAACGATTAGTTGGTGAGGAGTACTGGCTTGGTGGTAACTCAAGAGAACTATTTCCTTCAGAAGCTAACCGACAACTAACAGTTATTGAATGCTGGTTACGTGTAGACCGTGATGGTGACGGCATTGCTGAACTAAAACACTTTATTATTGCTGGATCAACTATTCTTCTTGAAGAAGATTGCGATATGATCCCATTAGCAACTCTTTGCCCATTTGAGGTTCCTCATGAATTCTTCGGCTTATCAGTTGCTGACATGGTTCGCCCTTCTACTATGGCTACTACCGCAATTATGCGGGGGTTTGTTGAGAACGTATACCTAACTAACTACTCACCTAAACTAGCTGACCCTAACGTTGTTGACTTTTCGGCTCTTCAGAATATGAAGCCTAAGCAGATTATTGCAACTAACGGTAATCCACAAACAGCTGTTTCTGCTTTGACACCTGACACTATCAGTACAGGTACAGTACCTCTGTTAGAGCTACTACAAATGCACAAAGAACAAGCTACAGGTATGGGTAAAGCAGCTCAAGGTTTAAATGATACACTGTATGTATCAGGTAACAGTGAAGAAAAGATGAGCCGCGCTATGACTGCTGCTCAGGTACGTATCCAGTTTATGGCACGTAGGTTTGCTGAGACAGGGTTTAAGAGACTTACTGAGGGTATCTACAAGACACTACGCACTAAGCTACGAGGTAAGACTACCAAGTACTATGACCAGAATAATCTCTTTAAGCAAGTTGACCCGGGTACACTACCTGACAACATGATGCTGTACATTGACGTTGATGTTGGTGAAAACAGCAACAGCAATATCATGAAGAAGATGAATCAAATTGGTACACAACTAATTCCTGCTTTACAACAGGCTGGTGCTGGTGGTGCTGTCAATCCGGAAGCTGCTGTACGTATTGCTTGTAAGTCTTTAGAAGCTATGGATCTTGACCCACTAGACTATCTAGTAGATTACACTGATCCTAAGTTTAAAGAACAAGCCCAAAAGTCTCGAGAAGTAGAAATGCAGGCTACAGAGAAACAAAAGAAGTTACAAGAACAAGCTACTCAATTAGATTTAGCTCAAAGACAAGCTACCTTAGATTTAACTAACGTTCAAACTAAGAATGCTATGCAAGATAACGTCAAACAACTTATGGTTGCCTTAGATGTCTCCTACCAAAAATGGGCTGACCTACATATTAAAGCAGCTAAAGAAGGTGTTGAATTGCCTAAACAGCCAGATATTACACAACTCCTTGCTATTGCCAAACAGACAATTAGCTCGGATATTATGGGTGATGCTAGCCGTCCACAAGGCGGTGCGCCTATGCCACAAGTATCTGGCCCAGCCGCTGCTGGTGAACAGCAACCAATGTAAATAATAACACGGCCCGACCTCTGTCGCCGATACTAGACAAGTCGGGTTCTTTAAAGAAATAAATAATGGATAAATATCGTAAAGGCTTTGAAGAGAAGATTAAGCCAAGAATGAACCATGATACTGGTGAGTACAAAGTAGAACCTTTTAAAGATGCTCAAGTAGCATTAGGTAGAGCACAATTTGTACAAAGAGAAAGAGAACAATTTTTTGGTGAAGCATACAGTGAGATCTTATCAGATCTTTTTGTTACTTGGCTAAAGACAGAACCCCACGCTCAAAAGGAAAGGGAATTCTTATACCACACGGCTATGGCCCTTGGTAGTGTTAAAGAAAAACTAGTTGGTATTGAAATGTACGGTAATAACGTAAAGTTCATGGCACAACAAAACAAAAATGCCCAAGAGGGGCCAGAGGAAAATAATGAGTAAATATATTAAAGCAAAAGAAGTACTTATTCGCAGCGCGAAGAAGTAATTAGTGAACTCGCTCGTACAGGCGAGTCTGGTGGTACTGGTTTAGCTCAACGCTATGCCCCTATCCTTGTTAATCTAAATGAAGCTATTAAAGCTCTTGACGGGTTAACACAGCCAGAAGCAGAATCATTCGCTGAAAAGATGAAAGCTGCCAAAGAAGCTAAGAAATTAGCTGTACAATAATCGGACACAAAGGTAAAATAATTATATGAATCTATCACATCTCTCTACCAATACCCCTGCTTCAGAAGTGAACAGTGCGAACTTTGATGACGGATACAATAGTAATGATTCGGAAGTAAAGAGTCTTGATGACATTCTACGTAACTCACCTGCAGCTAAACTGCTTGGGCTACCAGAATCTCTACCAGAAGAAGACGAAGACGTCCCGAATCCAGATGAATCATCGACAGAAAAAGAAGCCCAAGAGAACGATGAGGAGTCTGCTAAAGACCTAGATGATAATGAGGAATCAAATGATTCTGAGGATGATAAAGAAGTTGCGGATGATACGTCTACCCAAGATACTGATTTACCTACTGAAGAAGATATTGATTGGGAATACAAAGTACCCGTCACTGTTGACGGTAAGACTGAGTATGTTACCCTAGAAGAAATCCGTAAGGGTTATTCTACTGATAAACATCTATCTCAAAAGGGGCGTGAACTCGGTGAATTGAAGAAACAAGTTGAAGCCGAAAGAACTGAAAAATTACAAGAAATTGTTACACTTGGTCAAGTGGTTCATGAAGAACTAACTCAAGTAGAAACTAATCTTGCACAACAATACCACAAACTAAAAACAGATATTGATAAAGCTCGAGAAGAGGGTGATAGCTACACCGCTCGTGAACTTAAAGATCAATTAGAAGCTGTACAAGAAAAGTATTGGAATGCTCGTAATAAACGTGAAGAACAAACAAAAGCTGTAGTAGCAAAAATTCAAGAACAACAGGAAGCGCAGCAACAAGCGTTACTGAAACAATATGAGGAACGGATCACTGATCTAATTCCTGATTATTCAGAGAAAGTTGCAATTTCTGTAAGAGAGTTTGCTATTAAAGAAGGTATTCCAGAACAACTATTAGAGGCTGTGTATAGTCCTGAAGTAGTAAAGTTTATTAACGATTACCGTAAATTAAAAACAGCTAAAGAAACTGGAGAAGCTAAGCGTAAAGCTGCACCCTCTGTGAAATCGGTACCATCCAAAAAGGGAACACCAACGTCACAACGTGAGCGCGAACAAGCTAGTAATTCCCGTTCTAAAGTTCTGTCTGGTCAAGGCACTAAACAAGACGAATTAGATTTTCTAAAACGTATTTCTTCAGTAAGCAAAAAATTATAATTCAATTCTTACTATAAGGAAATAATAAAATGGCACAAACATTTGCAACCGGTGGTCCTAAGGCCGCCGCACGAGGCGCATCCAATACTGGTAACGCCGTAAACGCTGGTGAAAGAGAAGACCTAGCGAATTTCATTTCAATGATCTCTCGTGACGAAACTCCTTTCCTAAGCTCTATTGGTAAAACCAAAGCTACTGCAGTATTCCACGAATGGCAAACTGACGAACTAGCTGCTCCTACTTCTGCTCCTGTTGCTGAAGGCGTATCTTACTCCACTCAGAACTCTGCACAAGCTAATGAGCCTTTCCGTACTCGTCTAGGTAACTACACCCAGATCAACTCCAAGACTGTTACCGTTACTGGTACTAAGCGTGCTGTTGATCAAGCTGGTGTTGCCGATGAATACGCATACCAGCTCAAGAAGCGTGGTACCGAACTACGCCGTGACGTTGAGTTTGACCTAGTTACAGATCAATTCTCCGCCGGACAGGGAGCTGTGCCCGATTTTGATTTTGACATACCTGGATTGGAGAGCGGAGATGGTGTCTACTCTATCACTGTCGACGATCGAACCGCGTCAAGCACAAATACAATCGTTGATTTCTCAATTAATTATTGCAGACAATCAGCAGTGACATTAGCTTGGAACTGGAGAGAAGATGATGTTTTAACCGGTAGCGACAGTGTCGATATTTCTAGTGAGGACACTGATTGCGACAATACAGCGACAAGCAGTATTGAGGTTTTATCATCTGCTACGATTATATTATGCGCATCTACGCATCAAACCGGAATCGGAGTAGTGCCACCCCTCTGTGTCGAGTTTCCTGCCGATCTGTCTATTCAAATACCCGAGTTTCAAGACCGGGTGTGTTCTTTAACACAACTTCAAGGCTGTTTGATTAATGCCGGGCTTTTCTTATTCCGTCCGAATCCACAAAATATCAGTGCGGTAATTCAAACAGCACAAGGTTTTGAAACGAAATTTCCATTTGCTTATATTTCTCAAATGAGAACAATCTTAGCGACGAGCTTAGGAACAGAGGAAGAATTTCAATTAGGAGTATCTGCGACTAGCTCTTACCTCACTATTGATATTCCGATACTCAATACAGGAGATATTGAGGACAACCCCTATCTCGACTGGGACTTTTTGTATACACTGATGAGGTGGAGCGTATACATTTGGTTCGGATTGTTCGTTTACCGCGTAGCAGTAACATTTAGAATGAAAGAAGTATGATTTTAGACGTTATTCTCCTAGTCGTAAACTCAATACTGACGCTTATTGTTAATACTCTACCAGTAGTTAATTTACCTGGAACGTTAGCGACAACGACAACCACCGTGTTCAGTGAAATTGGTAAATTTAACGGGATTTTCCCCCTTACCGACTTCTTTATTGTCGTTGGTTTAATGATAGCGGTGGAACTTGCACTTGTTTCGATACGTTTGTTATTATGGGTAGTACATCTATTAAGAGGAAATTAATGCTGTTCATATTAGAGCTTGCCTTTTTAATATCTCTTTTAGAAGCAGTCTTATTTTTAATTCTTCTACTAGTGTTTGGCAGATACCCTCCAAAAGGGTAGAGTTCTCTGTACTGCACAGGAGGAAACAGCCCTGTATCCGCGCGCCCGAACAACGCATCAAACGGAAAGAGTGAGGAATCGCCTGTGCAGTGTAGAGCCCTTATATGCCAATCACAATATATACCGGGAAGCCCGGAAGCGGTAAAACGGCCGCCTTAGCGAAAAAACTGCTTGAGATCGCCGAAAGGAATGTCAGGTGGAAGAAGAAAACGGGAAAAACCCGGTTTATTTATTCCAACACAAAGATCACAAAAAAGTACGAAGAAAAGTACAAAGACTTTTTAAAGTACTGGAGCGAACCGAGAGAGCTAACTGTCCTCTTAGACAGTGACGTTTTTTGGGACGAAATGCCAGCCCATTTAGACGCGACCGCGTGGGCTGATATGTCGTTTGAGTTAAAGCGTTGGTTACAACAGCACCGAAAACGCGGCGTTGAGATTTGGGGTACTGCACAGTCTTTTTCGCAAGTAGATATCTCGGCCAGGCGGCTTGTGTCCACTCTTAGGTGGCTTTCAAAGAAAATGGGGAGCCCTGATCCGTCCCCAACATCACCCCCCCTGAAGCATATCTGGGGGTGGGGCGTAGCCCGTGATGTAGACCCCATTGACTTTGAAGAAGACAAGCCGACTTTTATTGGTTTACCTAGCTTTTATCTTATTTCCCGTACCTTATGTGGAACATTTGACACCCGACAGGATATTACTGTGGGTGAATACCCCCCAATGAGGCATATGTTTAGAGTATGCGAAAGACCTGGTTGCAAATTTGTGCGTGTTACGCATCGCTAAAAGACCGAAGTTATCCACAGCCCCTCAAATTTTTTGTGTAAAAAAATTATCTATCTGTGGATAACTCCGATTTTTAGCTTTAAATTTGACAACTAGGGGGAGGGGTGTGTTACGCTTCCTGGTAAGGAGCGTAACACGGGGAGGGGGTTACGATACGGGTGTTGGAAGTAGCACTTAGTATATACAGAGATGAGAGATTTTGAAGAAGAAAACCCAAAAACAGAAAAATTTGACAAACGCACAAAAAAGTATCCTCGCTATTGTGCAAGGTGTTCAAAGGTAATTTTAGATCTAACCGCTGATTTTAGAGGTGTTTGTGACCTATGTTGGGTGGAAAGCTATTGACAAACACAACAAAACTATGTTTGAAACAAACGCCGACGTTTTAGGGTACTTCTATCTCTCAATTTTACTCTTACCCCTTACTATATTGATCCCGGCCAAGATTCTCGTCGCTATGTTTAAGCGATAATATGGAGTATTACATCTTTCAATACATTACAACACTCTCCAGTTATGGTCTGATAACTGGCGTTGTTTTATATTCAGCCTGGAGCATATGGAAATGGGTTATTTGACACCTCTTGATACTACCTGACACCAAAAATGCTTATTACTTTTTCAGGAAAAGCCCCCAAAAAAGGTCGTAAACAAAAACCAAAAATCAAATGATCAAACGAATTTTAGGTGTAGCGACAGCAACATTTGCACTTGGTTTGGCCTTTGTTCAAACCGCAAATGCTCAACTTACAACCGCCTCAAGTACCGCAATCGTAACATCTATGGTCAGCGATATATCTGATGTTTTAGCAGATTCGCTCCCTGTCGTGTTCGGTGTAGTGGGTATCTTGATCGGATTGTTCTTTGCTATTCGCGTAATCCGCAAGTGGATTGGACGTGGTAGATAGACAAAACCGGGCTTAATGCCCGGAATGGGGGGAAAAACGTAGATACGTGGGCTTCTCGTGCGTATGGCACAAAGTTTCCCCCCATTCCGCGTATGAAGTTAATTCTTAAATTACTTATATTTGTAGCTTTACTAGCCCCCCTTGAGTCCTATGCTCAAATCTTCCCTAGTACAGC